GGCCCTTGCAAACGGCATCAAGGGAATGACCACTGACGGCAATGCTGCGCTGGCTTCGCTGAAACAAAGCGCGGATGAGCTTGGCAAATCTACTTTGTTTGACGAAGAAGATTTCACCAGAGGCTTCAAGCTGTTGACCAGCTTTAAGACAATTGGAGTCAGCAGCTACGAAGGTGTTGCCAAGACGGCAGCGAATATGGCCCAGGTCTTGGACCAAGACGTAAACAGCACGCTTTTGCAGGTTGCGAAAGCCTTAGAGGCTCCTGATGTTGGCTTGACGGCGCTGCAGCGATCTGGCACAAGATTCACCGACGCGCAGAAAAAGCAAGTCAAGGCAATGGTTGACGCCAACAAAACGGCAGAAGCTCAAGCCTTTATTTTGAAAGAGCTTGATCGCCAATATGGCGGAGCCGCTGAGGCCGCTGGTGTCGGGCTTGCCGGTGCGATGGACACGCTTGGTGAAGAGACAAGAGATGCCCAGGAGGCATTGGGCGAATTTATAGCGCCAGCCATAACTGCTGGCATTAAAGGCTTAACTAATGGCATCAAGTTTATATCAGATTATTTCCAAAAATTAGCCAGTTCAGTTTTACCTTCTGCTCAGAAGGCGTTTGCGCCAATCCTGGAGGTGATGCGTAACATCTTTGAAAAAATTGACCTTGAGAAAGTGGCAAATGTTATCGGCAACATTCTTGTCATAGGCGCAAAGACCTTTTATGACACCTTGAGCCTGATCACGCCAGTGCTGGCAAAAATTGCAGAAGGGATGTTTTTCTTGCTTGAGAACAGCCCTTTCGGATTCATGGTCAAAGGGATCATGAAAGTAGCCGAACATCTTGGCTTGACTCAACCCCTTGTAAATGAGTTTGAAGAAGGAGCTAAGGGAGCAGCAAAGGGCTTCCAAGACATAGCGCCTGCCGTTGATGCAACAGTAGAAGCGCAAAAGCGCAAAATTGATTCCTTGAAAACCTCTGTAGGTTTAGTTGAGCAAGAAAAGCAAGCTATTCAAGCCCAAGAGCAGGCATATCAAAACTCCGTCAAAATTACAGATTCAAGGCTTAATGCCGAAAAGGAAATAAATACTTTAAACATCCAACAGCTTGAAAACGCATACAAAAACGAAGAGACGGCAAAAGGGCGATTGCGAATTGCGGGCGAAATTTTCAAGGCTGAACTGGAAGGCGCAAAAATTGCTTATGAGCAAACTCTGAACAGAATTGAGGCAGAGAGACAGGCGCTTGAGTTCCGCAAACAATCCGCACAGGTTGAGATAGAAATCATTAGAGCCAAGGGCGAGTTGGCTGAAGCCGAAGCCGACAGCGCAGAGAAAGCCCAATTGATTCTTGATAAAACACAGAACTTAGTAGATGCTCAACGTCAAAACGTTGAAGTCATCAATGGTCAAATCAGGGCACAGGATCAAATAGCTCAAAACCAAAGGTTAGCAGCACAGGCTGTTCTAACGCAAAAAGAAAACCAAGCAAAAGTAAAATACGAACAAACGCTTGTAAACGATGAATTAGTAAAGGGTAAAACCGAAGCCCAAAACATGGGGAACAAGATTTTAGAAAGCCATGGGCATTCAGACAGATTGAAAACCTCAACAGGTCAAGTTGCAACAAATGCAATCAACGCAGCAGGTAACTTCATCCGAGTTGCCAACGAGGCAGATAGGGCTGCTACTTCTATTGCCAATGCAGCCGCTCAGCAAAGAGCCTTGAATGCTGCAAGAGCGGCAAGAGCGCAGCAAACCACAACTACAACCACAGAGACTGTTCAGCAGGCCGCAGGCGGTTACAACCTTGGATCGTTCAAAGCTTTTGCCCGTGGTGGCGTCGTCAAAGGGCCAACCCTTGGCCTTATCGGTGAAGGCGGCGAGCCTGAATACATCATTCCGCAGAGCAAAGCGGCTGGCTTTGCCGCTAACTTCCTTTCGGGCAAGCGCGGCGCAGGTGCCATCCCAGGCTTTGCTGCCGGGGGCGTTGCGATGCCTTCAAGCGCCAACGTCAGCATCCAGACCGGCCCAGTCACTCAAATGGATGGTCAGAACTTTGTCACGACATCGGAAATGTCGGCAGCCGTGCAAGCTGGTATTGAGCAGACTCTTGAGTTAATTCAGCAAGATGGCATGATTCGTGCCGGGATAGATATCTAATGGCTATCAACTACGACATTCTGTGCTTCCTTGAGTATTACTCTGATCGGACCAGCGTTGTCAGTGGAGGGGTGCGCACACCTACAAAGCAGTGGCAAAATTTCTACCAAGAAGGTCAGACCCTAGGCTCTGCGGACTCAGCGTCAAACTCGACTTATTATTACTTGGCATTTGATGTCAACGGGTTTGGGTCGACAGACGCTTCAAGTATTAACGACCTGAGAATTGACTTAGCTGCAACAGCTGAGATCATTGACATCACGGACGATGCAATGGCGGCAGACAATTTAATTATTGCAAGCCTGTATGTGCAAACTGCAGGCAGCGATACATTTGATCCATCAAGCGCGGTGAGGGTGAGCCGTTACATTGGCAGCCTTGAAGAAGCTCAGATTGACGACACCACTGTGTCTTGGACTGTTAATCCGTCCATCGACAAAACAGCCCCGCAAGTTCCTACTCGTAAGATAACGGCAAACATGCTTAACAAAACCCGCCCGCAAGTCCCATGAACGAAGACATTTTTGGCGATGACTTTCGCATTGTCTGCGCTGACGGCGTAATTCGTGAGGGATGCAGCATCACCATCAATGAAGGTGCTTATGCGTACCTTGATAGTGAAGGGCAACTGCTGAGCGGTGATCGTGCTGTGGCACAGGTTCTAAGCGGCAGCTTTGGGGTATCGCCAACAGAGCTGGCTATCATTGTTCAGGAGTATGGCCCGCTTAACATATGACTTACGGCACAAGAAAAGCAAGAAAATCCAAGCCATCAAAGGGATTTCTCAGGGCTATCCGGAAGAACAAAGTCATTGCCGAGCGTCAAAGGAGAAGGGCGCGGCGGCGCAAGCGTCGGCAGGCTGCCTCAAAGCTTGTCAACATCGCTCAGCGTAGCGATGATGCAGTAGCTAGTAGCAAAAAACCTAGGACCACTAAGGTTGAAGGGCAGGAGCAGAAAACGGCGGCGGCTGGCGATACTGTGCCAATTGTTTTTTGCAAAAGGGATAGCAATGTGGGTGGCGTATGGTTGCAGCCCGCTTTGTCAAAACAGGGCTCCTATAACTTTGTTGGCATCTTCCTCTATCCGTTAAGCCAGGGTGAAATCGTTAGTACCCCTGTGACGACCAACACTTACGTTGGACCAGATCAAATTCAAGGAAGAACAGGGACAGTTCCAACAATCAATAAATACTATTCATCAGCTACGGCAATGGCCAGTTCTCCGAGCAGCTGCCCAATCACCAGTGGCAAGATTTTTTGTGATTACGATTCAAATTATTTCATCGCTGAAATCAGAAAAGCCGGTGGTTTTGTTGAATATGGGAGAGATTTCACGTCGTCTCATACAGATAACGCGTTCCTAACCATTGGAAGTGGAGATACGACTAACGCCGTCATTGAGTTTACTGGCGATAATTATCAAGCCTGGGATTCCATAACTGGCGCAGACGTGACTTCTGCATACTTTACAAGTTTAGGTGTAAGCAATCCTGCATCGTATACCTTCAGATTCAATAGAAATCCAAGGACGGGCACTCTTATTGGAGGCAACGCGGTTGGCGCGATCGATCGCGGAAACACTTTAGGAACTTTATTCGCAAAAATTGCCAATTCTTTGGTGTATTCGCCTTGGGGAACTAGCAACCCAGTGAATCAAAAATTCAGCAATGGCACGATTAACAATCAGGTAAACATTTCAAACCCTGCAACGACAGGAACGCTCGGCGGCGTGGTCGCTGAATATGCGGCAAGCCCTGTCTCTGACCCAATCAACCCAGGCTCAGGATTCGATTTTACTGATTACGCTGACATTACATTTTTAGAGATTCAAGGAAACATCTACGACGAAAGCGATGCAGACAAAGGAGAATACAAAACAACAACGCGGCAGCTTTCGGTTTACATTGATCAAGGCGTAAAGGTCGCCCTGTATAGCGCGGGCACGCCTGGAACAACTGGCGCAAGCAATCAATTCGTTGACCTTGCAATGCATTTGTTCTCAATTATTAAGCGCGGAGACAGCACGACTGCTGACATTGCTTCTCCGATTGACACCAGCAACCTTCAGGCTCTCGCAAGCTTTAACACGAACGTTGGTGCTTTGTTCAACGGCATCATTGAGCAATCGGTGAACATTATTGATTTCATCTCAACAATGGCACCGTTCTTCCTGCTGCAGTTTGTTTCTGAAGATGGCCGTTATGCGTTCAAGCCAGTCTTGCCTCTTACGTCAGGCAATCAGATTGATGGTACGGCTCTGACCCCAAGCGCAACGTTCAATGAATTGAACATTCTGCCTGGGACGTTTCAAAAGCAATATGATCCAGCTGATTCTCGGCGCGATATTCAAATCTCCGTTGCCTTTCGCGAGGTTAAAAAAGAAAGGGTCGGGCTGCAAAAAACAAGAACCGTCAGGTTTTCGACAGTCGCAAATGATATACCAGTGGAGCAAATAGACATGACTGACTGCTGCACAAGCTCGGCCCATGCTGATTTGTATGCAAAGTATGAATTAGCTAAGCGCAAGCACTCGACGCATTCGATTACTTTTGAGACGCCGCTGGTGACTTCATCTTTGTCAATCTTAGATGTGATCAAAGTTCAGCGGCAGCGAATCACCAGTGTCGGGGATGACAGGACTGAGGTTGACTACTATCAAATCACCGCTATTGGTCATGAATCAGACGGTACCACCTCAATCTCTGCCATTCACTTCCCTTTGAATAGTTCAAATGTGAGCGAAATTTGCGATGAAATCCTTAACGGCAGCTTCACCACGATCTGATGGCTGACTTTCCCGCTATCGTTCCAAACCAAAGGTCTTTTGGTTTAGGCAATGCTCCTCAAGAGCAGTTTCAAAGCCCTGACGGGGTTGGTGTTCGTTTTCTGCGCAGTGAGACAAAAAGAATCGGCCAGACTTTGACACTTCAATTCAACGGACTGACTGAATCACAGATTTCTTCCATCACCAATCACTTCGCTGGGCAGGAGGGAGGATTGATTCCCTTCGACTTGCCGCCTGAGATCTGGTCTGGGTACTCGACCGTGCCAGTCGATTCAAGCGATTACGAATGGCGATATGCCAATACGTTTAGCGTTGAATCCGGTGGTGCGATTGGACGTTTTAACGTACAAATTGACTTGGTAGCCGTGCCGACTTGAGATGACCGCCTTTCCTTCTCTATCGCCAACCGCTCGGACCTATGTTCCAGGCAATGTTCCAGCTGCCATACAAGCAAGCATTGATGGGACGACGGTCGGGTTCAGGCGTGGTGCTCGGCGGGTTAGCCAAGTTTTGTCCTTGTCATTTTCCTATTTGACAGAAGCAAACATGGTCCTCATCAAGGATCATTACATTGCAAGGAAGGGGAGCTTTGAAATCTTTTATCTGCCTGGGGCGATTTGGGGCGACTACACAGCCTCTCCTGTAGGTCTTGACTATGCCTGGCGCTATTCAGGGCCACCTGAAATCGAAGACGTTTCTTTTGATCGGTTCACTGTCTCTGTTGCGCTTGAGACGGTTTCAATCAACACCGATGACCTGATCATTGATGGTGAAGGGGCAGATCCCAGCACACCTGAACGGGCTTACAATATCGACGCGGGCAATGCTTCTGCTTCCCCAGCCCGTTCTTATTACGTCAATTCGGGGCTTGCGGCATGACGATTAATTTATCTGCGCTTCAGCAGCAACGCCGCGACACTGCTTCAAACTGGACGGCTCAAAACCCGACGCTGTTGGCCGGTGAGATTGGGTATGAGACCGACACTGGCTATATCAAGGTTGGCAATGGGTCCACAGCTTGGACATCGCTGGGGTATGTAGACGGAACGAAGATCAGCGCCTATCCGCTAGCGACTGCGGACATCGCTGACGATGCAATCACAAGCGACAAGCTGGCCAATGACATCACGATCGCCAATGATCTCACCGTCACTGGTGATTTTACCGTTAATGGCACAACCACGACGATAGACACACAGACCCTGACGGTTGAAGACAAAAACATTGAGTTAGGTGTTGTCACTACGCCAACCGATGTAACCGCTGATGGTGGTGGCATCACGCTAAAAGGCGCAACAGACAAAACCATTAACTGGGTTGATTCGACCGACTCATGGACGTTTAGCGAGCATATTGATCTAGCTAGCGGCAAAGAGTTTCAAATTGCTGGCACCTCTGTTTTAAATGCCACCACTCTTGGCAGCGGTGTTGTCAATTCAAGTTTGACCAGCGTTGGCACGATTGCCACGGGTACGTGGTCAGCGTCAACGATTGCCGTTGATAAAGGCGGCACTGGTCAGACCAGCTACACAGACGGCCAGCTGCTGATTGGCAATACCACCGGCAACACGCTGAGCAAAGCGACTCTTACTGCAGGTTCTGGCGTTTCCATCACAAACGGCAGCGGCACTATCGAAATTAGCGCCGCAGGATCGGGTGGCACGCTGACTAGCGTTGATGTCGCTGGCGGTACTGGCCTGACATCTTCAGGTGGGCCAATCACTAGCAGCGGAACGATCACGGTAGATCTTGACAACACCGCAGTTACGGCCGGAAGCTACACGGCTGCAGATATAACCGTTGACGCGCAAGGGCGAATCACCGCAGCCGCCAACGGTGAAATCAGCACAAGCGAAATAGCCGACGATGCTGTGACCGCCGCCAAATTGGCAGACACAAGCGTCACAGCTGCTGCCTATGGCTCAGCGTCTCAAGTTGGAACGTTCACCGTTGATGCTCAAGGCCGTTTAACGGCTGCTTCTGATGTTTCAATCGCTGTTGCAGCATCAGCAATTACTAGCGGAACACTTGCGGTTGATCGTGGTGGCACAGGCTCTGGCTCTTTCACTAATGGGCAGCTGTTAATTGGCAACAGCACAGGGAACACGCTTACAAAAGCCACACTGACGAGTGGAACTGGCATCACAATTACTAACGGTGGGGGCAGCGTCACCATTGCAAGCACTGGCGCAACTGGCCCTGTTCTAGAAAATTTGCAGGCGATCAATACCAATTACACCTTGACCAGCAATTACAATGCTCTTAGTGCTGGCCCTGTTTCTATTGACACGGGCGTGACCGTAACCGTTCCTTCTGGGGCAACCTGGGCAATCATCTGAACCATGGCTTTCGGAACTCTCAAAGTCGATTCGATTACAACAAGCACCAAAACGGTGACTGTTGATGATTTGACCGAAAACGCCTTGCCGCTCGCAGGTGGTACGGTTTCCGGCAACTTAACAGTGAGCGGGGATCTCACTGTCAATGGAACGACAACAACCATTGACACCGCGACTTTATCTGTTGAAGATAAAAACATTGAGATTGGCAGCGTTACCACTCCGTCGGATACAACAGCAGACGGCGGCGGAATCACCCTCAAGGGCGCGACCGACAAAACGCTGACTTGGGTAAATTCAACCGATAGTTGGACTTTCAACCAATCGCTAGACCTCACCGCAGGTTCAGCGTCTGCCCCGGCGTTGATTTTTAACGGTGACGTAAACACCGGAATTTTTCAATCAGCTGCGGATGAACTTGCGATTGCAACTGGTGGAACTGAGCGATTTAAGGTTACGGCTAATGGCGGCATTCACTTCAACAATGCTGAGCTGATTGAAAAGGTTAACATCACGGCTGGCAAATTAAGCGACAACACAGATATTGATCTTGCCAATGGCATGGTTCATTTATTCACGACAACAGAGACAACAACTAGTACGCCAAACATCAGGATTGATGGTTCAACTTCCTTGAACTCAGTTATGGCGGTTGGTGAGTCGATCGCCGTAACAATCATCACAACAGCTGCAGCGGCGGGTTATTCAGCAGAGCTAACCATTGATGGCGGAGCAGTCACGGAAAATTGGATAGGCGGCAGTGCCCCATCCGCTGGTGGTGCAAGCGGTGTTGATATTTACAATTACACCATTATTAAAACAGCATCTGCAACTTTTACGGTCATCGGCAATTTCTCCACAACTGCTTGAGGCTGACTAATGTTTAACAAGTTTTTCAAAAAAGAAAGTCCGCTTGTTGGTCTTGCTGGGCTTGGTGGTGGATTCTCCTTTTTCGGAACTGGAATTGGTGCGGTTGAGTTTGATATTGATTTCTTAGTTGTTGCTGGCGGCGGCGGTGGCGGCCCCAGCACAGCCGGTACTTACAGCCGCAGCGGTGGCGGTGGTGCTGGCGGTTATATCAATTCCTATGGCGGCGAATCAAGCGGCGCGAGTTCTTCTGCTGTCTCTGCAATCACTTACTCAACCGCTCAATCTTTCCCAGATTTGACTGTAACTGTTGGAGCAGGCGGTGGCGTAGGCTCTAGCGGCAGTAATTCTGTTTTTAGCGGAAGCGATTCAAGCAGCACAGCCTTTAACAACGATGCCGTTGGTGGCGGTCATGGTGGAGGTGGCACAACTGCTGGGGATGTAAATGGTGGAACAGGTGGTTCAACTGGCGGTGAAGCCTGGGTTTCAGGCACGGCAGCTTTTAGCCAAACAGAAGCAGCACTCGGGGGCAATACATCTGGGACTGCAGGCACTGCTAATCAAGGCACGGCAGGTGGTGGACGCTTTGGATCACCTACTCAAAACAATGAAAGCTTGTGCAATACCTATGCGAACGAACAATGGTGTAAACCAACAAACACTAATTATGGCGCTGGCGGTGGTGGCGGTGCGGGAACTGCAGCAAGCAACGGGACTGCCAATGGCGGAGATGGTTTGACTTCAACAATTACAGGCAGCAGCGTAACAATGGCTGGGGGTGGCGCTGGTGAAGGGAACGGCAAATCATTGGGGACCGCAGGCTCAGGGCAAGGTTCTTATGGAGGCGGTGGCAATGCCACAAGCTCTGGTAATGCTGGTGTTGTTATTCTTCGTTACCCTTCAACTGTGACCATTTCGTTTGATTCTGGTGCTTTAACAGGCAGTACATCAACTGTGGGATCAGATAGCGTCACAACATTCACAGCAGGTACGGGCACTGTCTCGTTTGCTGCTGCTTAATGTTGTCAAATCAAACATTGCTACTGCTTGGCCTGATGAACCGTCCTGACCCAATGATTCCTAGCAAGCCTGGAGCGGAAGACGTGGAAGCGATGAGTAATCGCCAAGCATGGATGAACGAGTTGTATATGTACGACGGTCGCGACAAGCGTGACCATCCCATGCACGGGCTGTTTACTGGTCTTGCCCAGAAGTATCAGCAGTTTGCGGGTTAATGGCTAAGTCACTTAACGGAAAAAATTTCGTTCCTAGCAAGCCAAAAAAGACAAGACAAGGGAATGGACAACATTCAAAACCGTCCCATGGACGGAAGAAGTATCGTGGACAGGGAAAACGTTAATTCTCTTTCCAATGATCAAAACTCTCATTGCGAGTGGTGTCGCCGTTTCAGCAGCTGCGCTGGCATCTCCTGCGCTCGCAGACGTTTACGTGAACCCTGAGTTCAACGGCGGCGTTTATGGCGATGACTATCTTGGTGGAACGCTCAACCTTGATGTGGGTTACGAGACCTCTTCGGGTCCGTATTCCTTCTATATCCAGGGTGGTCCTGCCATTGTGATGCCTGACGGTGCAGACAACGAAATTGAGTTTGCTGGCAAGTTCGGCGGCTCTGTTTCTGTCACCGATAACGCTTCTGTTTATGCAGAGCTGAGCGGGATGACGGGCGATGAGCTGTCCATTGGCTCAAAGCTTGGCATGAAGTACAGCTTCTGAGCTATAACTCAGGGGAAGGCTTCACTGCTTTCTCACACAATGCAGGAGGCCCCTTTTTGGGGCCTTTTGTTTTATCCGGGGCCATCATGCAAAAGCTTTTCAACGTGATGTCTGTTTCCGCTTTCTTTATGAGCGGGGCAATGGTTGCTGGGTCGGTGCTGCTTTACACCCGGATCCCATCGCTGACGAAGTATTACATGAGCGAGCTAACGCTAGAAATGACCAAGCTGGTCACAAACATGATGCCAGCTCAACTTGACCAAGCGATGCCGGAACTGCCGACAAAAACTGGCCTGCCGATCAAATCACCATTTTGACGTTGGCGGTTGGATCGTCGTCATGAGCTTCCGGCCCGAAACCTTCCGCCTTGATCCGTTCAGCAAAGTTCGTTTCTGGCGCGGGTGCTTCTGGTTCCTGGTCAAACGACGCTAGCCAATCGCGCAGATTGTCGCCAGTTGGTGTGCCTTTCGGCCATTTCACGAATTTGAGAATAGCCTTGTGGTCGGTGAACAGCCTTGCTGTCTTGCCAGACATTACGGTGTAAGCAATGGGCGGGCCCTCTCGTCTGCGGTTGCGCTCAATCCAGAGTTGACCTGCTGTAAACCGTTCTGATTTCATGCCAGAGATTCCTGAGATTGGGGTGCAGTCTGTATCCGTTCCAGAGATTCCGGCATGGCGTTCAATGCCCCCACAGAGTATTCCAAATGCCCCACCCATCACGCTTCAGCTTGGTTTTCCAGTCGCGGATATTCCTGGCTGCGTGGAGACTCGAAATGCGCAAGCCGGAAATGAAGACGCTTACACCGATGACCCGCGTGGGAACGTGGTTGTCTGTGATGGCACGATGCCTTCATACAAGCCGCTGGATTTTACGCCCGGTGCTCTGAGGTACGAAAGGCCAAAGCCGCCAGCGATTGATCCAGACATAGAAAAACCGGCTGATGTCTCAAGTCAGCCGGGCGGTGTCTCTCCCACGCCGAGTCCTGTTCTCGACATTTCAAACGTAGCCACAGAGTTGCCATGTCCTCCACCTGACGCAATTCCTTTAGGTGCGAAGAACAAATCGCAAACTGCCGTCATTATTGGTTACGAAAGGGTCAACGGTAAATGTGAGGTGATCTATGAGCCTCTGGACGTACCAACGATCATCGGCAATTATCTGCCTGGTGCAGCTGTTGTGGCAACGACGGCCACGATTGCCGCAGTGGCCACCACGGCAGCCATCTTTGCCAAACCGTTAGGTGATTTTCTGCTTAAAGCCGTCAAACCAACGGTCAAAAAAGCAATTAAGAAGATCAAGGAGAAGTTGGGGCGGAAGGTTCCTGTTGAGTCTGCTTGGCAGCGCCGGAAGATTCAGCGGGCTTTGCGTAAGTGATGGGATGGATGTGGGGCGGGGTTACGCCGGGCGGATTGGTTAGGAC